CATGCGTGAGCAAGTTGAAATTGAACTACCATCTGTGCAACAATATTCAAGTTTATTAATACAACTTAATGCCATTTTCTTAATCTTTGATTTTTTCATATTTTATCCCAAAAACCGTATAAAACGATTTTATCCTAAAATTAGTATAATTTTTTACTGTAACCTTATCTGACTAGTGACCTGATCCTTTACCCTACTCCATGAATCCATGGTTATATAGATAGCAAAATTGGGAAATTTCAAGACTATATCTTTCTTATTACCCATAGAAATATATTCAACCAAGTTAAAGTTCACGTAAATGGCTTTACCTGTAACGTCCTCTACTCTAAAAAACATATTAAAACTCCAGATCATCTAAATTAATTTTTTCATCTTCTGAATTACCGCCATCTTCTTCTTTCTTAGGGCAGTATTTAGGACTTACCTTTATATATCTTTCGCCTCTATGTTTTCTAGTAACATAACCATAAGTCTCTCCATCCCTATCTCTATGGGTTTCTAAGAATAGAGTAACCTTAGCATGACCTGTCCCTCTTAATTCATCAGATATAGAAGCCAAGTCAATTTCTTCGTACTCACATGACTCTATTATCTCTAATAAATTCTTTTGCCATAGCTTCAAAGACTTCTCGACTAGATCATAAAAGGCCCTAGACTTATAAGGTTGCTTATCGTCGAATTTAGGACTTTTCCCATGCTTAAGGATGTAATGCCCTATAGCTCCAATAAACTCTTCATCGTTCTCTATTCTATCCACTAACTGATCCATCCATTCCACGCCTAAAACGTGTTCAATCTTTTGATCGGAGTCATTTAGGATAGGAACAGAGTACCTTCTATCATCATATGTTACATGGTTAGTTCTATCTAAGTTATTTGTAATTATATAGCTACAATAGTTTTGGGTATAGATAGGCTCAAGTCCCTTGGCTTCAATTGAAATATAGGCATTCGTTAAAGCCTTAACCTTAGATAAATGCTCCTCTTCTATAATCGATTCATCAAAGAAAGCTAATCTCTTATGTAATAGCTCCCCATTAAATCTACCTTCCCAAAAGGACGGAGATATAATCGTGTAGTTTTCTACTCCCACGAGCTTTGACATAATGTCTACAATAGTCCCCTTCCCTACACCTTGCTTACCATGGAGTAATAGATAGCATTGATTTCTTCCTGTTATCATGTGATACATCCAGCTAAGGACATACTCTTGACACAATGGATTAGGGAAGATGTGCTTAACTAATTTAATAAAGTCCGCTGGCACTGGCTTATCTTTACCTATTCCGTACTTTCTCCAATTAGGTGTCTTATGGGCATTGACGTGTAAAACATTCTCTTGCCCTGAAACTTCCTTATAAGATATTTCAGATACATCATAGGGGTCATATTTAACCACTGCCGATTGACTTGAAGCTAGTAAAACTTTCTTCTCTTCATTAGGTCTAGTTTGTACATATTTATACCATCCCTCATAAGTCGCCCTATAATCAATTTCTTCTGTTTTAATATTGAACATTACACTTTCTTTAGTTCTAATATCATTGATAGGTATATGGTTAGACCAATCAAAAGAATTTTGAACCATCTTAGTAGTATCTGCTTTTGTTAATTTTTCCTTGGCTTCTTTGCTTACAATGCTTTTTAAATGACTAAAAATTTTATCGCATATTATCTCAATAGCGACTTCCTCAGAGCATGACTTCTCTTTTCTAATATCCTCAATTATTCCGTAAAATTCTACCTTACCGCAATGAGACGCAATGACATCAATTTCCTTTTTAATCTTATCTAGAAATTGTCTTGAATTAAAAGACTTTGAACCAAGCTTGATCCTATCAGAGCCAGCGTCCTTTATTTCATATGTGCTACTAATGTAATGAATAATACTTGAGAATACTTTCTTTGCGTCTTTCATACCATCCCCTTTTCGTTCGTAATGAAAGTATAAATTTTTTTTGATCCATAATAACCTACCTTTTTATTGACTTAACTGTCAACAGGAAAAATAATAATTTTTTTATGCTAATTTCTCCTGCTTGACTTTTTATAAGGTCAAAAGTTGGGCACACTCTGCGTTAAAAACTTAAGAAAAATTAAGGAAAATTTTTTCTCAAAAAAGTACCGTGTTTATGGGAGCGCAACACTCGAAAAAAAGCGCTCCCATAGTTTTTTATAAACCATTATTATTTTTTTATTTTTTTATTTTCAATGAAAACTTTTTTGAGACGGATTTTTGAATTTCTGTGGGAGCAAAAAGCCAATTATCTGGTACTTAATGCATTGTCTAATTTGTCGCATATTGTCTAAAAACGTGATATCAATTACTTAGACATACTAAAAATCGTTATTTTTTCGACTTTTTTCGTCTTATAGTATTTTTATCTAGTTTCTATGGGAGCAAAATACATATTTTCAATTACTTATCGTTTTTTAGCTCCCAAAATAGCTAAAATTACCGCTCTAAAATATTATACCATAGTTGTGGGCATAAGTGAATTGACTTGTCAATAGGGTATTATGTATAAATAAGTAATGAAGCTATCAAAGAAAGATATTAATGAGATAAGGGGCGCTTTAAGGCAAGCTTTTCATAGGTCAGAATACTATAGGGCTTTTTTAGAGTCTAAAACTTATTCTAAGCCAAGATACAAGAAAGACGGTACTCGCCATAAGGTGGATAATAAATGCGTAATATGCGCTAATTGTGGCGGTGAATATCTAAGGGATAGTATCAATATTGATCATATAGAGCGCATAGGGTCTTTTAATAATTTAGATGAATGCCAAGATTTTATTAATAAGCTCTATTGTGATTATTCTAATTTGCAAGTTTTATGTTTCGGATGTCATGAAGAAAAGACGGCCAAAGAAAATACCTTGGCACGTCTTAACTTGGATTAATTTTCTTCTATAATACATTTTGTCATGTTTTCACGTATCAATAACTCATTTTGTTGCGCTATTTTAAAAACGCCCTCAATATTCTTTTGAAGTATATTTCCTATTTTAATAACGGCTAGCCATAAGGTTAATATAAGAGCAAATAGGGTAAATGTTTTAGTATCCATAAGCACCTAAGCAACGGTTATAGCTATTAAAACAGTATTGATTGTAAAAAGCGCGATAACCTAGCCTATAGTTAGGGAACGGCTCTGGACGCGAGTAGTGTATAACACAATTGGCATTATACGCTTGTTGATAGCACTCGGCATAGACGTTTTGTGTAGCTTGTCTATTGTCGTGATGTCTTACACGCTTACCACATGAAGTTGATAGTAAAGTGACTAGTAGTAATACTTTTGTTACGCTTTGCATAATTTTTCCCCTTTTAGTTTCTATTATTTACTTTTGACAGAATCAGATGCGCACTGCATAAGTTTCTTGTCTAGTTCTGTTATTAGATTGCCATTAAAGCATTCTATTTTTCTTATGTATTCTCTCATATCTTTAAACCATCCAATATGAGAAGTGAATAATGGCACAAAATAGCCTTGATACACGACTCCCATGGTATTATTACCACTAGGTATATCGACATAATATTGAGGCTTTCCTCTTTGATAGATATCGAATTCAAGGTTATTAATATTGACCTTATACCATGTTTTATGGACGGTTAATGTTTTCGGTTGACTAGGTATAAATGGCAATGACTTAGCTCGCATTTTTCTTTACTCCCTTTAAATGTTTTCCCATTACTTTATGATAGCACGTTCTACAATATTGTGTATTAGTGAATGCATAGACTAGCTTCTCATTAGCGCATGACTCGCATTTAGATATATTAAAATATCTATATGGGTGAGTTTTACGTCTATTATCGAATGCGCATATGGTAAGTTTTCCTCCCCTATCTTTAATTTTTAAAAAGATTAATCCCTTGGCTTCTATTTGTTGTTTAATTTCTTCAAATTTCATAATAAGTCTATGTCCCTTGTTGGTAATTCTAAATTGCTATCGTCTTTTATATGCGCCATTTTATAGATAAGAGTATTAATCTTTTCTTGCGCTGATATTCTCTTATGACTAGATAATTCAAGGTTAGTGGCATTGAACCATAGCCCTAGTATGTAGTCTTGAAATTGAGAGAAATTATCTATATCGATTAAAAGATTATTCTTAGTTATTTCATCTTCACATTCTCTATGGCCAGCATAAAAGCCAGCATTGAACCCCTCATCGTATAAATAGTTTGACATATTATTTCCTTTTGTTAGTGGATAATTAATCCTATTTTATGGTTAGTTGATTGCCATGCCACGGTATCGTCTTGACTTGCGTCAACGTATCCAGCATTTATTAATTGTTCTTGGCTTTTAAAGATAAAGCTATGTCTATCTGTTTTAAGGTCGATATGCCTATCTTCATTACCGCCTAGGGAATATATGACGATGAAATTGTCGGGCAATAATCCCTCAAATTGATAAGATTTAAGCAATGTTACACGCTTAGTATAGCAATAGAATATTTTATCAGGCATTGACTCGGCAATTGATATCCATTTATTTAGGTATTTTTTATTATAGAAGTCACCCGAGTCATGTATCCTTACTGCCTTTAATTTACGTATTTTTGATAATTCTTTAAAAGCCAATTGAGGGAAAGTATCGAGTTTTGTGCATTGATAGCGGTATTCATAAGCTTGTTTTACTATAGGCCATGCATATGCGCCTTTATTGGCATAACAAAAAGACTTGCATAGCTTTGCCATAGGGCACGTTTTTAATGCTGGAATACCAAAGTTAACAGTATAAACGCTTGCCTTAGCTAGCTTAGAGTTTCTAGTAAATAGTTTAGTCATGGTTATATTCCTTTTTTAAAATGCGTAATTGTCTTGTTTCTCGATTAGTTCATCAATGATTGTCCCTAGTTCGTCAAAGTAAATACCCTTTACTTGCTTTTTAGGTATAATCTTATGTTTTCTTAAATGCCCTAAAGTTAGTGTATAGGTATCACTAGGCTCTAGGGTAATTAGGACATGACCTTTAAACTTCATGCCACTAACTAAGAAGAGTAGGCCGCCATAATAGAAATTAGCGTCTTTGTCCCCTATATCTATTTGATTTTCACCTATTGCCCGATAATTCCTTGCGCCCCATGACCATATTACTGGCATGGGAACGCTGGCAAACATTTGTTTTCTTATTGTAATAGCTATATGCATCTTATACCGCCTTTTGAATTTTAATGATATTAACGTTAGTGACTGTTTTAAATTCAGTATTATCTAGATTGACTTTAGTAAAATAGGTATCAAGCTTTTTAGCATTGTAAGTTGATCTAGATTGTTCATGTTTTGAAATTGTAATGGCAGTATTCACTAATAGACTTTGACCAGTACCGATTAGATTAGAGAAATAGTCTTTTAATTCCTTTTCTCTTTGTGTTAATAGTTTTAACTCTTCTCTTACTGCCAGTAGTTCTTCGGCTAGTTCAATGTTAAGTCTAGTTTTTGTGGTTTTCATTCGTTCTTTCCTTTTGTTGTTTGTTGTTAATCAATGAATGATTAATAACTTTTGTTGTTTAAACTGTCAACAAGTTATTTATTATTTTTGAATTATTTTTAATTTCTTAGTATTTTAGTATATTTATGATATTGGCTTTGTTTGCACATTATAAAAGTTGTGTATATAATAAAGAGAGAAGTACGGGGTTGAGACTAATGGCAAAGAATATTTTTAAATTTAATTTAGTGGTAAGAAGTAGGATCCTTGAATTATGCTATAAAGGATACACTTTAGGGCAAATAGCTGATTTCCTTGGCATTCATAGGAATACTATATCAAAATGGAAACATACGCAAGTAGGATTATCGGAAGCTATGACTAAGGCTTTTAATGATGGAATGCGTGACTTAGCTTATCGTGGTCACATTGCGTTAGCTCAAGGTGTTAAGACAACAGAGACAATAAGGGAATATATAGAAGAGGACGCATCGGGTCGAATGATTAAGGTTAAAGATAAGGAAATTAACCATGCGCCTAGTCAATCTGCCCTTAAGATTCTAGCTAAGAATTATGCGCCTGAACTCGACACGATTAATAATGAAAGTACTATTAACGTACTAAGCGTAGACTCTATGAGTTATAAAGAACTAATAGAGTACAATGCTAAGCACAATCCTTTAGACTCTATTGACGCAACGTATAGTGAAGTAGAGTCGGGTGAGATTCTTAGTGGTAAGCTTAGTGGTAAGCTTAGTGGTACCCCCCTACAAGAGAAAGAAGAAGAGTGAATGTATCTCAGAGACCCATACGAATTTTTCATATTTTTTGATAAACTTGTTGACTCTTTGACAACACCACCCCACGAATTTTTCATATTTTTTTGTAAGCTTGTTGAGTGTTTAACAACATAGGAGACCTAGATGGATAATACATTTGAAATTGGTACTATTGCTAAAGGTTCTAATGATTTCATTAACAAGTATTTAAAGGTCTCAGAGTTTGACTGTCATTGCACTCTCAGTACTTGTAATAGAACTCTGGTAAATAGGAGGACAGTTTCTTCATTCCAATTACTTAGAGAATATTTCGGTAAACCGATATTGGTTAACAGTGCCTACCGTTGCCAGCAACACAATGCTAGTATTGGTGGGAAAGTTAATAGCTATCATTTATTGGGGGCGGCTATGGACATTAGACCAAAGGACCCATTAGACTATTATTCTTTATTGATATTGGCAGAAAAGTTTTTCGATGTTGTAATACCATATAAAGAGGACGGATTTATACACGTTCATCAATTATCGTAGGAGATAGGATATGAGTTTAAATAAGAAAGAATTGGAAAAAGTTGCTCTAGTATTAGGGATTAAAGTTGGGAAGAAAAGTGCTAAAGCATTGGAAGAGGAAATTGAGGCGAAGTTAGCTCAGTTAAATTCTCCGTCGGTTATAGTGGACGTAAGTCCTTCAGCAGATGAACAGCCTAAATCGTATAAGGGTAGACACCCTATTACTAAGGAAGTTTTACTATAAAACATCAAAACGAAAACCATAAGAGGTTTCTGGAATTTGAGAGATTTCGTACTCAGGTAGAGGATGAAATGATGAGATTCTGGACTCCTCACGCTGGTCAAATCCCTGTAATGAGGGCGTTGTTCAGGGATTTCTATAGGTACATATTCCTACAATGTGGGCGAAAGTTCGGTAAAACCGAGTTCGTAATATTTTGTCTGTATATGTGGGCTATATTATTCCCTGATTCCCAGATTTATTATATAGCGGATACTATGAAACACGCTGGGGAATTAGTTTGGAAAAACGGAAGATTACCATATTTCTTTAAAAAGCCTAAGCGTTGGCCAAATGAAACTATGGAACAGTTTCAGGAGAGAAGAAAGTTAGGGAGAATGCTCCATGATAAGTATATGGATGAACCTAATAATTCTGAAATGAGGGTTAAGTTTAAGAATGGTAGCTTTATTAAGGTAGATGGTGCCGAAAGTTACGCCAATGCCGACGGTATTGAACCTGACTTAATGGCGTATGACGAATTTAAAAGTCATGATCCAAGATTTCACGAAGCCATGGAACCCAACTTGAGAGTAAAGAAAGCTCCATTGTTGATAGTAGGTACTCCTCCTGAAGAACTTGGAACATATTACGAGAAAATTGCCAATATCTTTAAGAGGGTTAGTTATGGGAAATGGTTTAAGAGACCTTCCTATATGAACCCTATGTTATATCCTCTAGGAATAAATGACCCAGACTTTAAGGAAGAGTGCGAAAAGTACATCTATGCTGGGGATGAAGATGTAATGAGAAGGGAGCTTTTTGCCGAGATCGTGGTATCAGGATCTAAGGCTATATTCCCTGTATTGGAGTTACCAGAATTTAGTTATGAAGAGGATAAATATATAGGATATTCTAGGCACGTTAGATCTCATGCCGAAATGTTAAAAGAAATACAGACGCGACCTAAGGATTGGGAGTTCCATATAGTTTATGATGCTGGTTCCGTCACTTGTTTCGCTGTACTTTTAGCGGCAGTTAATAGATACGATAAGAGAATATTCCTAATGGACGAGATATATGAGACAGATCAGAGAAAGACATCTACAAGAGGTATATACCCACGAGCTATGCAGAAGGCGGCTGAGATATACAACTATGAACCATATTGGACGGAGACTTATGATAATGCAGCGGCTTGGTTTGCCAATGAAGTTGCGGACTTATATAACAAAGCTCTATTCCCATGTACTAAAGATTTAAAGAATAAGGAAGCAAAGCTAGGGCAGATCAAGGATTTGCTAGTTTATGATAAGTTATTTATCTCAGAAAGATGCCAGAAATTGGTATGGGAGATGATAAACTATAGAAAAGACGAGAAAGGTAATATCCCTAAGGAAAATGACCACCTTATCGATTGCCTTAGATACCTAACCAATGCGTGCCATTATGATTTCTCTATATTAGAGCGGAAAGTCCTTGAAGATGATAGTAGAGGGCAGGCGTTGACATATAGTGGAGCCATGGAGGATGATAATGACTATGAGTATGATTACGGACAAGTCATGTTAAAGGAGACATATGAATGAAGTATCTTTAGTATTATCTATTGTTAGTATTCTATTTACTGGAATTACAGCCTTTTTTTCTATATTAGCTTATGCTAAAGTAGTAGGGATGGAAAAATCTACCCACCAGATACAATGGGTGCCAGTAGATAACGAAGGTAAAACTGGTAAAGACTTAGACAAAGATATGTATTCTGCGTTTGGCTATAAGAACGAAGATCAGGAATCAATCATACCTTAAGGGGATAAATAATGGGAATTGAAACTTTTGACGATTTTAATGACGGTCAATTAGGGTCTACTTATGATGAAGTAAAACCTTTTGCATTTAGAGATAAAACTGATGAAGAAGGGACTTTAGAATGGCTTATTGCGGATTTTGATCAGATAGAGAAGGATTCTCAATCTAGATTTATTTCATATCAAAGATGGAGTGCTTTATATAAGGGTATCCATTGGAGAAATCTTAACTCTAGGGACGATACTCGTAACCTAGAATCTTCTGACAAGAAACCAAGGATGGTTAACAACTTTATCATGGAGTTTATTGATGCTCGTGTCGCTCAGATGTCTAGATTGGGAGTAAATTTTACTGCCATTCCTTGGAATGATGAGCAAGATGATATCAATAATGCGAAAGCTTGTCAGAAGCTTTTAAAAGCTAGAGCGGATCAGATAGATTTTGATAAAATCTGTAGAGATTCCGACAGAGTTAAATATAAATATGGAACTTCTTTCAAAGCTTTTAAATGGTGCGAAGATTTAGGTCCAATTCACCCTAAATTTAAGAAACTATCTGAAATATATGAGGGAAATATTCCTACTAAGATTCTTAAGAAACTTAAGAAACAGAATATTAAGGTTGGGGATGTAGATGCTTATGTCCAAACTCCTGATAGAATCTTCCCTCAGTTACATAGAGAATGCTGGGAGAAGGTAGATTATCTCCATGAAGCGGAATGGGTAAATATCCATGAATTAAAAGCGGAACATCCAGATAAAGCTATCTTAATGAAGGACAATAAACGAGTTTATTGGAACTTCAATACTAATGAAATGACTAAACCAGCAGAAATGATTATGGTTAGACATTTTTACCATAGACCAACCAAGTTTACTGCTGGGTGTTACATTAAGTATACTGACGATTGTATCCTTGAGTGGAAACAAGAGTACCCATATAAGCATGGTATGCTTCCATTTATTGTTGATAGAGATATAGAGATCGAAAATGAACTATGGGGTCGCCCATCTATCGGTCAGATTGAGCAAATGCAAAGACATTACAATAATATAGAGTCATCTATCGCTAGAGACCTTGGTATCGGTTCAGCTCCTAAATGGTTAGTGCCTAAAGGTGCGGCTGATTTCAGATCTATGAATAATGAGTTCACTATTATTGAGTTCAAAGGACCTACTCCTCCTCAATTAGTTAAAAATAATCCAGTTTCTTCTGATGCTTTAGCTATTCAGGACAGAATGGAGAAGAGGATGTCTAAACTTATGAAAGTTTACGATATCTCTAGAGGGGAAGTCCCAGCTGGGGTTACAGCTAACTCTGCTCTTCGTTTCTTAGATGAACAAGAGGGTCAGATTTTAGCAGACGACGAAAGAAAACGTAAAAAGAGTGTACTAAACTCCTACAAAATGATGCTTAACCTTATGGCTCAGTATTATGATGAGGAAGATGGACGTATGCTAAGGATATTAGGTAAAGATAATACTCCTATGGCAGAGTCTATGGAGAAAGCGGACTTTACTCAAATCTATGATATCCAAATCCAAAATACTTCTGCCCTTCCTGATACTAAAACAGGGAAGATTGCAGCAATTATCGATTTAAATACTGCAACTCAGACTGATCCAGTGTTTGGAAGAGAAGATGTTATCAAGATGTTGGACTTAGGTATGGATGAGGCTTTTGTAGATCAGGCGACTATGTCTGTCAATGCAGCCAAAACTACTTTTGAAGAAATGGTTGCTGGTAAGCCAGTTCCTGAACCTCAAATGCATGATGACCTATTGCCCCACTATACTACTTTCTTTAGATTGATTCAAAGTTATCAATTTAAGACAAAGACTAAGCCGAATATCCAACAGGCTATTTATCAGCACATTAAAACTCAGGAGGGGTTACTGTTCTTAAAAGCTTCGAAGAACCCTAAGTTAGCTATGGAATTAGCTAATCTAGATTACTTCCCAAGTTTCTTTGAATTACCAGCACCAGCACCTATGGTTAGTGCTCCACAACAACAAATGAATGCGCCAGTGGAAACTGGAAAGATGACAAATACACAAAACGACATTAATGCTGCCAAGAAAGCGGAATCTGGGCAGTAAGAGCAGGAGGAAAGATGACAATTGATACTTTTGACAGTCCAGCAGTAGAAGAATCTGCTGGAAGCGGTTTAGACACTTTTGATGATGGGGATTACACAGACGGTACCTATGAAGAACAAGGACAAGATTCGGAAGAAGGACAAAAAGAAAGTAAAGGTGCCGAAGGAATCGACCCAGACTCCCAAGTCAACTTACTCGACGACCAAGAAGGGGAAGGAGAGAAAGAAGGAGACAAAGGAGATGATGATAAGGGAGATAAAGAGTCTGATAACCCAGATGAGAAGTCCAAAGACGGACAATCAGACAAAAATGATGATAAGCCTGAGGTTACAGAGCCTACAGGAAAGGTTGTTAAAATCTTTAAAGATGGCAAAGGATATGAAGTCCCACAAGAAGGAACAGTCAGAGTAAAAGTAAACGGAAAGAATGAATTGGTTCCTGTTCAAGAATTAATTAACAATTATTCTGGAAAAACAGCATGGGATACTAAGTTTACTGAGCTATCTAAAGAGAAAGATGCCTATAAGCAAGAATTTGAACAATACACTCAAGAAAAAGAGTATATTCAGAATCAATTAAGAGAAGTTCGTGGTCTAGCAGAAAAAGCTTTATCAGGGAAAGCAAATCCTCTTGACTTTGTACACAATTTACTTGACCAGATGAACATTAACTCTTATGATTTCAATAAGGCATTGCGTAGCCATTTGGCTGAGGAGTTCGAGTTATTCTCTGAAATGACCGAAGCTGAAAGGGAAGCGTACTGGCTTAAGCAGAAAACAGAGTATCTTGAGCGAAAGCAAGAGACCTCAATGAAGCAACTGAATGATAGGAAAACCCAAGAGGAACTTATCAGAAGAGTTGACTCCTTAAGGCAAACTCATGGCGTAAGTGAAGATCAATATGTTTCTGCCTTTAATGACTTGTCAGAGCTAGGGTACAAAGAAATTTCACCTGAGCAAATCGTGAAATACGCAGTAATGGTAGAGCCAACTGCTAAAGCCGAATCGCTAGTGGAACCATACCTAGATCAATTAAGTGATGAAGGTGCAGATGAACTTATTGTTTCGATAGCTAAAATGCTATATGAGGACAAAAGCCTAACACCAGAACAAGTCAAAAAATATTTAGCAGAGGAATTTGAAGTGGAAACTTTAGTTTCTGAGCTAAACAGTAAGGTGGTCAAGGAAGACCCTAAGCCTTTTAAGGCTAAGAACACGGATGCTTCAAAGTACGAAAGTTTTGACGACTTCGAATATTAATTTTAAGGAGGACTATTATGTCATTAGCAGATGGAAAATTCAGCTTAGCAGAACAAGTGAACTTGTTCAAAATTAACTACTACAAAAAATCAGAGAATATGTATAACTCTGAGAACGTACTTCAAGGTCGTGTTAAAAAGAAATATGACTTTGTTGGTAAGCAAAGATTCGTTTCAACTCCATTGAGTTTCTCAGGGGGTATTGGTTCTGGTAAATTACCAAAGTCTAACTCTGGTAAATACGAGGGAGCAATCATCCTTTCTAAAAAGGTATATGCTACTTGTGAACTAGAAAGAGAAGCAATCCACGCTTCTAAAGGTGACGCTGGTGCTTTCGTTCAAGCAACAAAAGAAACAGTAAAGAAAACTGTAGAATCTCACATGAGAAATGCTTCTCGTATCCTTTTTGGAGACGGTTCAGGTATTCTTGGACGTGGGGATGGAGCTACTAACGTAACTGGTTTAGGTACAGAAGCTTCTCCATATGTTGTTACTATCAGTGCTGCTTCTTGGAAAGAAGCAAACATGGAAGAAAGAGATTTCGTTCAAGTTGTTTCTGGTATGAACGCATGGCCAAATAATGCTGGTGGTGCTGCTGAAGGTGGTCAAACTGAGACTAACCTTTTAGAGATCGTTGAAGTTTTAGTTGATAGTAAGCAAGTAAAACTAGTAGGTACTTCAGCTATTTTAGCTGCTGCTGCTGCTGGTCCTGCTGCTCTTCCAGCTACTTCTGGTCTTTGTATGCAAAAATCATACTTACAAGACCCAAGTGGTTTAAAAACTATCTTTGATGCAGCTGTTGCAAACGATGGTAGATCTATCTACAACATCCCAACTCAAAGAAGATGGAAAGCTTTCGTACACAATGCAAACGGAAAAGGGATTACAACTGACCTTATGAATTTAGTTGTTCTTCAAATTCAACGTGCAATGGGTACAAATATCAACTTAATCATGGCTGGATACGAGCAATATAGAAATATTCTTGCTCTTCTTGAAGACCAAAAAGTATACAACCTACCAAACAAAAACCTTAAAGGTCACATGGGCTTTGAAGGGATTGAATATGTTGGCGCTGGTGGTGTTAGATGTGCAATCTTCTTAGACAGATTTGCTGAGAAAGATCAAGTTGCTTTCTTAAATGATAGCTACATCGAAGTTCACCACAGGCCAGGATTTGGATGGTTTGATGATGACGGAACTGTGTTCTTACGTATCACTGGTGAAGATGCTTATGGTGCTAGATACGGTGGATACTACGAAAACTTCATCACTCCAACTGCTCACGGGTTCTTATACAACCTAGCTGTGTAGTGGATTTGTCATCCGTACGCTCATAGGGGAGGGGAGAAATTCCTTCCCCATTTTATAAACAAGGGTTCCGATAATCCCTAAAATCGAGGAGAAAAAAAATGAAACCAGTACTTTCTAGAGGCATTAAATCTGCCCAACTTAAAATGAGATTAATCGCAGTTGCAGTAAGCGGTACAGCTGGTACTCCAGCGGCTTCTGGATTTGACGAGTCTCAAATCGAATCAGTAGTTGATAATGGTACAGGAGACTATACTATTATCCTTAAGAAACCATTCGAATCAGACTTAGCTGACAACTGTCAAGCTATGGTTCAGTCTTTAACAGCTGGTATCATGACTCAAGTTTCTGCTGTTGATTATGACAGAGTAACAGTTAAGTGTTTTGATGATGCTGGAGCTGCTGCTGACGCTGATTTATTTGTTTGGATTCTTGGTTGCGACCATAGATTTACACACTAGGTTCTAAATGAATAGAAATGAACACGATCAATTGATGGGTCTCATACTTACTGAGATCCGTCAAAATCGTCAAGAGATTCAAGAACTACGAAAAGAAATTTGGTCTTTAAAGGCTAGATTTATGCTTATAGCTATGTCTTTTGGACTAGCTGGTGGTAAAATATCACAAGTATTTTCATTCTTGGGGTAGGTGATTAATGGCTGGAAAATATGATATGTCTATATTACAGGGATCAGACTTCACATTAGGTCTAACCCTTAAAGATTCTACTGGGACTCCAATAGATCTAACTGGACACACATTTAGTGGACAAATTAGAAAAACGGCTAGTGATCCTGTTATTCAGGCATCTTTTAGTTTTGTAGTATTGGATCAAATTACAGATACAGGTAGGGTTGACGTTAAATTATCTGCGGCTAATTCTTCTGCTATTATATTAGAAAAATCAAAGAGTGCTGTTAGGGCAATAACCACTATGACTTACGATATTGAGTCGGTTGATGGTGGGGGAGCTATAACTAGATGGTTAGAGGGAGTAGTTAAACTATCTCCAGAGGTTACTAAGTAAGGATGAGTGAATTCACCGTAGTTGTAGTACAGGATTTAAAAGAAGTCAGTACTACACAAGAAGAAAAGACGGTGCAGATTTCCCCTGCATCGGACTCGGTGGTAGAGGTTGTACAACCTGTTTCCGAGGTAGCCGTTTCTGAACAAGCGGTTTATCTTGATATTATTCAAAGTCCTGCTTACAATATAGAAATCATAGAGTCCGTAGATGGTGGATGCTGTGATTTAAGTAATGTTGATATTCCAGCACTTACTTTAACTAAAATCTACTCTGAGACTATTTCTGCTTTGAAATTAGTCACAGCAAGTGGACCAACTACGGTTAAAGTGGGTACTCCAGACACTTTTGAGAACGCAAAAATAATGGGCGTTGCACTTCAAGGTGGGATTACTGGATTTGCTGGAAGAGTGCATATTTTGGGAATACTAGAAGATCCTGCGTTTAATTTTCCTGTTAATTCAGATTTATATCTGGGTTCTTCAGGAGAGATAACTGATCTTGCTCCATCCACATCTGGAGAGTATTCTATAAACGTAGGTTATTCGCTCGGAACAGGGGCGATATTTATAAAAATAGGTGAACCAATTTTGTTAAGCTAAGGAGAATGGTATGTCTAACAATGGTAAATTTATCAACTTGGAAAACGGTAAGCTAAAACAAAATGATGCTATCGTTGCTTCTGTCGGTGCCCCAGACGCTGACAAAATCATTAAATTGGATTCTTCTGGGAGAATCGATTCATCTGTACTTCCTGTTGGGGTTGGTCCAGACGTTAAAGTAATGGTTGCTTCTGAGGATCTTACCGCAGGTGACTATGTTAACATTTGGAATGATGGTGGTACTGAAAAAGCTAGATTAGCTGACGCTTCTAACGGTCGTGATGCTCACGGATTTGTGAAGGCTGCTGCACTTACAGCTGCTAACGCGACGGTCTATTTTGAAGGTCCGAATGATGATCTTACAGGTTTGACACCAGGCGCAAGATACTATTTAGACACAGCTGGTTCAGTAGTTTCTACTCCAAGAACAACTGGTTTACATCAGTTTGTTGGAATTGCAGTAGATCCTAATACTATCAATACAGATATTGATGACTGTGTAGTTTTATAATTAGTAATGATTAGAAAAGCAATAGTTCTTATTGATGGAAAATTCCACCAATTACCCTCTGGCGATACGCTGGAGGGTGTTGTTGGTATTGATAAGACCATAACTACCTATTTAGATGAATTAATCTTAGGTTCTTTAGCAGAGCATATAGTAGGTTTAAATAGAGAATTTCAAATTATTGATACAGGGTTCTTTCGAACTCACACAATTAATGGTACCCTTGTCGTAGAGGAAAATGCAGAATATATTATAGGACAGGGTATGGAGGTAGAATTGATATGAGTTACCATAGATTATTTCATGTGGCAGAGCCGTCAACTCCTCCAGCTGGTACTAGTAGACTATACGTAGGATTAGATAAAATCTTTAAATCTAAAGACGATGCTGGAGTTATAAGACAGCACTCATTACCTGTTGGTAGCAATGGAGACGCTTTAGTATATAACGAAACAACTGGATTGTGGGAGTCAAGCCAACAGTCAATCGCTTATTTTGCAAAGTCAGAATTTCTTGAGGATTGGGGCGGAAACTCAACGGCAGGTTCATTCAATTGGGATACTGACACAGCATCAAGTGGTTCAGCCTCATCCATTCAACCATTCCCAATTTCAACAGATAAAAGATACGGAAGAATAAGATATAGAATATCAGGAACTAACGCATCAAGAGCGGGAAGCGATAGAGGGGCACCAGAATTATCAATTGGTGCATCAGAAGTTAAAGTTGTAACAAATAATTTTTTTACAACAGAATTTTTAAACCCAGCAAATAACTGCGAGTTTCAAACTGGATTAGGATCTAATGGGTCTGATGCAACGACAAGCTTTCAGACTGATGGTGTTTATTTTAGAATAAATTCAGATGGAAGCGTAGACGGTATTTGTTCAGATGGTGGGGTTAATACTGTTTCAACAGGGATTGTAAGTATATTAAGTGAAAGATGGTACAGATTTGAAATAGATATTAATTCTACTGGAACACAGGCAACATTTAAAGTTTATGAAACTTACGATAATGGTACACCACCAAGTTTGTTGGCATCAACAACAATTAGTTCTAACTTACCACCAGCAACCGCAAACATCGGAACGTACAATATATTAAGGCATACGGCTGCTGGTGTTGCTGCAACCAATGATGTGTGGCAAGACTATTTTTATCTTAGAGTTTTATACTCTTTTGAGAGGTAATGAATGTATATATCTTTTAAGACGCATTTACACAATCCAGACAAGCCAGAGGGTATGCCCGATGAATGGATTTGGGGTACTGTTGTTCCATCTGAGACAAACGAAGCACCAGATCAATCAGGTGAATGGGTTACTTTAACCAAAGAACAATTTGATGCTTACAAGGTTTTACATAGAGCAAGTTATCAAGCTTATATTGATGCTATTGAAGCAGAAGAAAATGCAGTTAAAGAAATGCTTAGAGTAAATCAAGAGAAAATTGATTTTGGCAGAAAGCTAATGCTCAACTTTAAAAATATGAATATTGAACAAGGTATCAACCCAGTTCAAGCAATTTGGTTACACGCTAAGACTAGAAAGCTACAAGTTCAAATACCGCAACAAGCTTTTGGTGCTGCCATTGATTGCGAAGTCGATATTTTAAATATGGCTTTATCTGGTGACTTAGAGGCTGGCTGTATTGCACTTCAATTCGCAATACCTGATGATATGACAGAAGCCTATCATTGGTTAAATCAAGATAGAATAAATTTTTTAGTAACAGAGATTAAAGCATATTTAGGATGGCCATGAATTTAACCGTAATTTTTATTTTATCAGCAACTGTTATAATTGCCGCTTTTGATGTTTTCATCATAGCTAAAAAGGGAAAACAAGAGTCAATCTCTGCCCATATAATAAGAGGATCTAAGCAATATCCATTATTGGTTCTACTTTTTGGAATACTTTTAGGACATCTATTTTGGTCTATGAGAACTGAGGATATCTACTACAATACTGAATGCAAAGAAATACCCAGATAATTGCAAAATTACAATTATATGGTACGCTTAATAGCGTGTATACACTAAGAAGCCCTTAAGGAGTGGAGGTTTAAAATGATTAAAGGCTATTCATCCGATCAAAAACTTGGCGATCAAACTTACGTAACATTACAAAAAATTAGCGGCGGTAAATCAGCCGCGGATATGCTTCCTAAAGCAGTTTATGCTACTCAAGTACCTAATTTTATTCCAGAAGGTGGTACATCTAGATCAATCACTTTAACTGCCCATACAGCTCAAGTTGGAGATATGATCCGCTTTGTTGCTGGTCAATTCGATGGAATTGAATTAACAGTAGCAAGTGTAACAGCGAATACTATCTCTTTTGACCATGATTTAGGATCAGCCATTACAGGTGCTGACGAATTTAAAATTTTAAAATATTTAACACTAACAATCGATAAAAATGGGAACTTACAGACTTCTCAAGGTCCAATACAATTTGTAAAGGATGCCGCAGTAGTCCAAGTCACTAAAGATACAGTAGACTCAAATAATACCGTAGCTCTTCCAGTAGAAATTGTTGGAGCTGATGGAGCTGTAATCAATATTACTGCTGGAGATATCAACGTACAAAACAGCCATACTGGAGCTAATCCAGATTCCATTCAAATAGGGAATGGGACAAATACAATGGACGTAAATGCTAGTAAGGAGGCACTTACTCATGATCAGGATGTACTAGATGAACTAGTTCTCCAAAAAGCATTACTTACGTCTTTAGAAGCTAAAGATTTTTCAACAGCTACTTTACAGGGAGTTGCTAATACTTCCCTAGCTGCTATTTTAGCTAAAATCATCGCGGCTCCAGCTACTGAAGCTAAGCAAGATACAACTATTGCGGCTTTAGCTAGTTTACTTGCAGAGCTTCAATTAAAAGCAGATTTAACTGAAACTCAACCAGTAAGTGCTGCTTCTTTGCCTCTACCTTCTGGTGCGGCTACTGAAGCTAAGCAAGATACTGGAAATACAGCCTTAGCGAGTATTTTAGCTAAAATCATCGCGGCTCCAGCTACTGAGGCAAAACAAGATACTACAATCACGGCTCTTGGGTCATTATTGACAGAACTTCAATTAAAAGCTGATTTATCTGAAACTCAACCAGTAAGTGCGGCTTCATTACCGTTACCGACAGGGGCGGCTACTGAAGCAAAACAAGATACAGCAATAACTGCTCTTGGAGATATATTAGCTAAGATTATAGCGGCTCCAGCTACTGAAGCTAAGCAAGACACTATAATTACAGCTTTAAACAGTTTAATAGCTGACAAAGTAAATCTAGATACTGTTGCGTCAGTTTCTCCAATTAGTATTTTATCTAATAACATTCCAGCGGTAGGAGATACTACTGGATTGCAATTAGTGGCTTCTACTGCTTCAGATATTAAGAAAATTCAAACTATTGAAGATGTAGGGGAGTATTTAGGGCTTTACTCTGGTGCCCCTTCTTCATTACAATTAGAGTGTATCTTACCTATAGCTGGAGGAATTGTTGATGTTAATATCCCAGCTGGTACAAGGCTTTCAATAAAGCATTTAAAAGCCTCTGTAATTTCGACAGATACATACTTTGCTGTTAATTTACTAGGATAAGGAGTTAATCGGATGAAATATTTAATATCACTATTAATCTGCTTCAAAGCTTTTGCTGGAGCTGGTACATTCCCTCAGGGGGACCATGTAAAATTGTTGAAAGATATTCTAGAGTTTAAAACTGGAATAACCATAGGTAAAGGGTCTGTAAACCCAATGGTCACAGCTACTCCAGCAGATGCTGGGTCTATTTTACTAGCAAATGGTAAAATTTATCTTAAAGAAGATGCTGGAATGACTACAAACTGGCATCAAATAGACCTCCCAGATCAAACTTCTCAATCAGGGAAATATCTTAAAACAAACGGTATTGTTTCTAGTTGGAACGAAGTAAATAACGATGTAAACGACATTAAAAACAATCTACTTAACTGTGCAAGCTTTGAAGGCTGTTCACCAGAGGGTGTTATCACACTTGGATCTGGATTCGATGTATCAGGTACAACAACAAGAACAGTTGAGGCATCTGCATACAATACAACTAAATTAAATGTGGTCGGAACTGCTACAGATACAATTAGCTACAAAGTAACAAAGTCAGTAAACTTTGAAGATCAACAAATGTATGCTTATTGTGAAATCAAAACAACTAAGCCATTAACAGTTTTTAGAGTTTATTCAGATAGTAATCTACAGGCAAGCCTAGATGTTTCATCTGATGATAAATGGAAATATTACAAGATCCCTTTTGTTGGCGGTGCTACATCACAAGAATTTGAAATCTATTCAAGTGACACAACAAGTGCAAGTGGAATTGATATTGATAACTGCTATATAGGTAAAGCTCATCCTGATTTAATTCAAGAAGTAAGTGAAGCTCATTTTGTTGGAAGTTTAGTTTATTATGCTTCATCTTGCACATGGAGTACAACTGTATGGGGTTTACCACCAGTTAATGCAAGCTGTAACGCATCAAGTATAGAAGGAAACATATTAGCACCGTCTACAAAAATACCCGCAGTTAGTTTTCAAGCCAGAACAGACGGATATTATAAAGTAACGTGGCAAGGTCTTTTATATAAGAGTACAACAGATGGAGCGTGTAGTTTTTCCTTATCTAGCTCTAATGGCTATGATAATCAAGGTGTAGCTTATGCAGAGGGGGCAAATGGTAGGTCTGTAAATAATTTGGTTGGAAATTTTAGATTTAACTCTACTGGATTAAAAACAATCACAACTATGGGCTATAGAGAGTCTGGGTCTGGGTCTTGTTTTATATATGGCGACCTAGGTCACCCCTCTAAAATGAGTGTCTACTTCTACCCAGACGACAAATCAACAATTGTTACACAAGATACAGAGTTAACGGCAAAAACTGCGAATGATTTTGATATAAAAGTAAGAAACAATGGCTCAAGTTGCGCCGTTGCCAGTGATGTTTATGAGATTGTTCAATCAATAACCAGAACGTCTGCGGGATATTGTACGATAACTTTAAAGTCTGGAATACTAACAGACACAGATTATACTTGTTTAGGTGATTCTGATAACGATGCAACAGCACAAACTACTTGTTATATAGCATCAACAACAGAGATAAGAGGATACACAAGAGAAAATACAACACCTTACGATAGAGACTTTAGTATAAAGATAACTAAATCAAAGGCTCAATACAACAAACACGCAACAATTGTCGGTAAGTTTGAAAATATTAATTCGAGTGAGTTGTCTAAATTTAGAGGTGCTGGGAATTCTGGGCAAGCTGTTTCAAGTAGTATTGATATGCCGTTTACCGAGATAAATGATAAAAATAGCAATTGGGATGGTGATAGTTTTTTAGCTACAAACGCAGGTGATTATCTTGTATGTGGTTCAGCTAACTTTACAACGTCATCTAATACAGTAATAAATGCCTATGTAAACGGAACACTTAGAAAGGCACTGTCATTCTATGGTTCATCAAAAGCAGAACATCCATTTTGCGGTGTTGTAAATCTTCAATCAGGTGAATCTTTATCGGTAAGACCGGCAAACGCATTAACATTATTAAACAGCGCTCAATATCATCATCTATATATACTTCAATGGTCTGATTTTGAATCAGTCGTTGCAAACATAAGCAAGCAAAAGACTAAGTGTCAGACTAAGTTGCTTACTGCAAATGTTGTATCAAACGGAACATTTTTATCATTTTCAAATTTAAGTATTGGTAAATATTATGAATTAACTGGTAACTTAGTTCAGGCATCAACAGCAGTTACGGTTGTTAAATATGGAGCAACAGAGGTTGGTTATTATGAAAATAGCTCTGGTGGCAATATTTCACAATCGGTTGTAATAGATATGATAAAACCAACATCAAGTACTTTGGAAATATCAAGAAATTCAGGTGGCACAATATTTGGTTCAGCATCAAGAAATAGAACAAATTTCACATTGTGTGAACTTCCAGACACAGTAATAGAAACCACAGAATTTAACTAAGGATAACTAATGAAATATACCATTTTAGTCATAAGTCTACTTTATACCATTTCTGGGATAGCACAAATGAAAGTTGAAATCATTCCTACTGATAGCAACTATGCAAAGATGCAATTGGATTGCACAAATGTACAAGATTGTGATGCAAAGCTTTTAGCATGGATTGATAAGCAGAAATCATTTGTCGGTACTTGGAATGATACTAAAAAAGACCATCTTGTTAAAAGAGTTGAAACCAACCTAGAAAATGAGAATGTCACTAAGTATTACCACCCATTAGATTTTTCTGTTAATATAATTGACGAGACAGAGAAAGTAGCTAAAGAGAAAAAAGATAGAGAAGATAAGAAAGCTTTAAGAAAATCTATGAAATCACAGTCATTAAAGAAAAAGTCTAATGAATCTGTGGACGAATGGAGATCAAGGGTTGCTGATGCTTTAGACGAAATTTTAAAAGATATGTCAGAGGAATAAGGAGAGATTTATGTATATAGCTGGTATCAAAGTAGGTGGAGATGACGAAAAGAAAACTCCAAAGAAAAATCTAGTGGCAAAATCTGCTGAAGTAGAAAAAGCTCCTTCTGCAGAAACTAAATCAGATTCTATGGAATCTAAAAGCGACACTGACTATTCTGCTATGGGTAAGCAAGGAGCTAAAGCAGCTGCTTCTGGTGCTAGTGGGGCAAACGTCGCTTCTTCTGCTATGATGGCTTCTGGAAATCCATATCTAATTGCTGCTGGAGCTGGTCTTGGAGTATTAAGTGCTAGTCAAGCTAGAAATAGGGCCAATGCAGAAGCTAAAGTCGAAATGGAAATGACAAGAAGAGCTAGAATAGCAGATGCAATGTCAAAATTAGGATCTGGAGTAGGATCAATAGGATAATTATGAGAAGATTAGAACTCTTAATAAAAGAAGTTAGGCAATCATCTGATACCGACGATATTAACTCAATATCAGATTTTGAGTTGATGAGGTATTTTAATGATGCCCAAAAATCTATCCAAAACGTAATTTATCAGTCTAATTCCTCTGCTGATGTATTTGTAAAAGAATACCTCTTAGGATTAGAACCAGAGGTACAACAATACCCTCTACCCTTAGATATTTACGCTAAAAACTCTGTAGTATCCGTAAGCTTAACTAGAGATGGTAGAATCTACCAACCTCTTAAAAGAGCGGCTTATAGAGAAAAAGAAGTTGTTCTTGGATACTCTTTATTAGGGAATAATCTAGTATTAACTTCTAATCCTTCCACAATGTCAGCAAGACAATTAATAATGACCTATAATTATAGACTCCCATTATTAAGCTTAAGAGTTGGTAAAATATCAGCTGTAGATAATAATGCTAAGACAATAACTCTTGGGTCGGACTATCTATCTGACTTCTATGAAAGACACGAATATATCTCAATTGTGGATAAGTTCGGAAATAGAATCCTAGATACTGATTCTTTAGGAAACCAAATTCAAAAAAATCTATATATCGATAGCTTTAACCAAAGCACTTTTGTTATTACTACAGATGGAGACCTATCAAATGTCGATAATACCCACTATGTAGTTATGGGTGAAAATAGCTGTTCACATCCATTCCTTCCAGAAGAATGCGAGCCATTTCTTTTAGCTCATGTTCAAAGAAGAATCCTTTCTAAAATATCCTCTGAAGATGTTATTAAAGAAAGTGCTTTTACTGCTGAGGAAAGACAGGATATAATCACTCTGTTCGAAGATAATGTTAAAGACATCCTTTATCCAGTATCTACTGATAGAGACTACATGGGGTACTAATGGCAAGTAAACATAAAAAGTACGTTTTTAGAGGCTTAGATGTTAAAACAAATAGGCTCTACAGACAGGAAGGCACTGCTTCTGACTGTAGAAACGTAATGCTAGACCACTCTAGAAACCTTGTTAAAAGACCTGATTTTGACACTATTACTCCCCCAAGAGGAACTGATGGGGAAGTTGGAGAGTTCTTAGATAAGCTCCCATTTCACGCGGTTATTGTGGATATGGTTCCTTATGAAACCTATTTTGTATTGGTTACATTAATCAATATTGGGACCCTTCCATTAGATAATAGATATGTAAATAAATTCTATAAATGGTTCCCTTCTTCAAATACAGTCGAGTTTATCCCCTTTAACCAAGAGACTTCTGTGACTTCTGAAGAGGGTCAAATAAGAGAAGGAGCTATGGTTAATATCGATGGTAAATGCCATTATGTTAATCAGGAAAACATCCTTTATATGGTCGGGCATAACCCAAAGACAAATTCATCTGATTTTACTTATGATAAAGTGGCAGCGCTAAACGACCTAACTTCTGTTCATGCTTTTGATGGTAAAGTCATAACTAGAGCTGGATGCCCTCAATCAGTTTCAGATACAACTAAAGATGTTGGCTCTCAATCAGCCACTAATAATGAATACATCCGTTTAGTTCCTTTTAAAATAGATGATAAAGGAAGATGGACGTTTGGAAACTACTCAACTCATTTATCTAATTATACTTTATCTGGTCCAGCATATATGCAGAAGTTTACTATACCTTGGGCTAGTTATGAGTATAAATATGAAAATGAAGTTTTCTTTGTTCCCACCAATACTCAGAATATGCTATCAACAGATTCTGTGGCATTGAGAACAGCTCAGTGTACCATCTATGAGCCATCGGGCACTTACAGGGGAGCGTCTATAAATAAGGGGCAATATCTTTATTCTGTAAAAAGATATGACTCTTTTACTCCAGCTGGACCGACTCCGACTAGATCTAGTACTACTTTTGAAATCTATAGATGTACAATTGAAGATTTTACTCTTGGCTCCCCAGACACTGTAGTTCTTGGTGAATTTAAAATATATAATTCTGAAACAGGTCAGTGGGATGATTCTCTAAATTTCCGAACTACTTCTGGAAAGGCTTGTAGTAATATCCTAATGGCCGTCTACAGCTCAGACGAATTTGCTTATGGGTTTGACTTTAAGCTCGTAATGGCTTGGGCTACTGATGGAGTAGATTTACTTGATAACTTCCCTACAACTAAGGGATCAAGCTCTATAACTTCTGCAAATTTCACATCCCCTCTTCTATTTATCCAAGAAAGTTTTGCGGATACATATGACGAAGAAACAGTTAAACTTGTTCCACCAAAAGCAAATAGCATAACAAACTATGCCACTGCCCTATTAATTACAGATCATGATAATTTATATTTTAGTGATTTATCTGTTGGTGGAGGTATAGAATCTTTTACTCCTTTTGATACTTTTCCAGTAGGGTCTAGTAAACGAGGGAGGATAAAAGGTGTTTTCGCCAATGAGACTTTCTTGACAGTATTTAGAGAGCAAGAAGCCTATTACATTTCTGGAAATATCTTCCTACAAAACTATAGAGTTCAGTCGTATTATTCAACTAGGATAGGTCTTTCAGATCCAAGAGGGATGCTAGAATTAAATGGATCTGGGATATTCCCATCTTCCAGAGGATTCTACGTATGTGGTCAAGGTGCTCAAATGAATGAGATTTCTGACCAGCTAGATCCTCACCTTTAACTATTACCACCAAGAATGGTTATTATTGGACGGTATTGACGCAGAGGGTGGTTTTGATATTCTAAATGATAAGATTTACTACTCTGATGGGGAGAGAATATATGAGCAAAATGATAGCAGAGTGGACAGTGATGCTTATTATGTATCTAATTTTGAGACTGTCGGAGAGCCAGCTCTTTACAAAAAGTTTCTCCAAGTTCTTGTATTCTGTACTGACATGATTGAAAGTGCTTCTTTAGCAATTAAGACTTTTGTCAATTGGGATTACGAGTCAGAGATAACTAACGAACAGGAGACTATCGGAGGGACTAAAAAGCTAATTACTAGACGATTTAACCCTAAGAGAAGCCTGTGCTCAGCTATACGACTAGAATCTCCATCTGGATCAGAAATGAAATTAGATGGATATGAATATGAATTTGCTATGGATGTGAGCGCATATAAGAATGAAGATTAAAAGATTCAACACTCAACTTACTGAAATAGACGTTAATACTGAGGATTTACCTCAGATCCTTAAGGTTGTAAACAGTAATACTAATGAATTAAATAGTATTTTGAATAAACTTACTATATCATCTAACATGGATGCAGAGGTAAAAACTGTGACTATCCCAGCAAATACTTCGTTAAGAGTTGGGCATAGGTTAAATACGGTTCCCTTATATCGCCTAATATTGAAGCAAGTTGGTGGTGGCTATATTACTGACTTGAATTATACTGTAAATTATATAGAATTAAAGAACAATGGTGCAACAGAATGTACTTTAACCATTGCAATATTAAGGGGTTAATTTGTATTTTGAGTATATTAGAGAGAGATTAGGCAAAGAATCTACCGTTGTCCCTGACAAGGGTTTTGCTATTTATTTCGATACTCCTCATGGATTATACGTAGAAGAGATCTATGTAAAGCCTGAATGTAGAAGAGAAGGGGTCGCTGAGGCTCTAATGGTAAGACTTCAACATATCGCAAAAGAACGTAATTTTAAATATTTAATTGGGAGCGTGGAAATAAATTCCACTAATCCAGAGCCTTCATTGATTGGAATGTTGAAGAATGGATTCAAGCTTCATGAAAATAGTGGATCAATGATCTATCTAAAGAAGGAGATATAATATGGGTGGTAAGAATAGTATCATCAATAAGCCTTTAGGAAGTCTAGCTGGAGGTTCTAATTCTTTGATTAGTAAACCACTAGGTACTGGTAAGGGGTCTGTAAATAAAGTTGCTGAAGATGCTCTTGGACCTACTGGTAAAAGAATAGCTGATTTTGCTACTGGAGCCGCCATTGGTGGTGGAATCGGTGGAAATCCTATGAGTGGTATGGCCGCTTTAGGCGGTATTTCTGCCTTAGGTGGAATAAAAGGAACTAAAGATACTTTATTAGGTAGTAAGCAAGAAGTAGAGAATATTATGCCAGCTGGTAAAGCTGGGGAATATTTAAAAGCTGGAGAAGCCAAGGGCGAGCAATTAGTAGGCGCGACTGTTGGTGAAGTCGGTCAACAAAGAGCCGACATCCGTAAAAAATATCAAGATATAGTTAACGGTGAATCAATAGCTGAGAAAAATTTAACTAGGCAATCAAATGCAGATAAGAGAACAGCTAGAGCTACTGCCGCTGTTTCTGGTGGAAGTCAAATGTCTGCTGGTCAAGAACAAGCTATGAATAGACAATCAGCTTCTGATATTGCTACAGCTAGAAGTGCTGAATACTTAAATGCATTAAATAAACTAGAAGCGCAATATCGTGGAGCGGCTGGAGATATCGCAAGCTTATCTGGAAAATATGGGGCTATCGGTGTCGGGGTGGCACCAGCTCCTACAATTACAAAAAGTAGCGGCATTTTTGACGGATTATTTGGATAGGAGCTAATATGAAAGTAACTCAAACAATAGAAATAGGGAAAGTAATTAGTAAAGCTAGAAAGGTAAAAACTACAGGAGAAAGCTATGATTTAAAACCATCTAAGGAATTTTCTTATAATTTTAATTCTACTGTAGACTCTGCAGCTTCAAAATCCAAACCATCAAAAATGAAGTCAGCTGAGTCATATTTTAAATCTACTATTTCTTCCTCTGCACTTAAAAATGGTGGGCTTAAGCCAGCTATGTCAGCGGCAATTGATAGAGTTGGGACTGTAAATTCTGCAGCTGATAATAAAAGATTTGGCAATATCACTTCTGGATATAGAAAAGTAGGAGAAGGAGAGCCTGATTCTACAGCTTTAGTTGATGGTGAAAGAGTGGATTTTAAATTTAAGAAAAGATATGAAGGGGATACGCCAGCTCAACACGTAAGAGATATGGCTAAAAAAGCTAGGAAAAAATAATGGAAACAAAACCACAAAAGAAAGTAAACTTATTGAATACTTTTAGAGGTATTCAGGATGAGGAAATGAACTCTCCTGATAATGCTTATTCTGGGCCTAAAACTTTAGGAACAGAGATGGGTGAAATAGGGTCGGCTTTATATAAAGGTGGAGAAAAGGCTGTTCAAGATTTTGGATCTGGAGTTAAGCAAATAGGTTCTGCTATTGGAGAAGGAATCCAAAGTGGGGCTAGTGCTGTTGGTAGGGGTCTGGATAAAGTAGGAAGTGCTATCGGGGAAGGGGTTAGATCAGCAGCTAGTTGGGTTGATAAGAATCCAGATTTCCTAATTGGTGCTACTCCTGTTCTTATGGGTTTCCTTACTGGAGACTATGAGGATGGGTATGGAATAGCTTCTAAAACTTTACTAGGTGAAGCTGATAGACGACAAAAACTTGCTGATGAGGCATATAAATTACAACTTAAAAAAGAGGCTGAGTCTAAACAAACTAAAGAAAAAGCTCAATCTATATCTCTAGTTAATAAGGAAACTGGAGAGACCATTGCCGCTCAATATTTACCAGAGTCTCAAAGTTACGTTGATGCTAGTGGTAATCCATTAGAGATGAATAAATATGCTTTTAGGCTCCCATTAGATAAAGAGTTAAATATAAAGAATAAGGCTGCTATTAGAAAAAATATGCAATTAGGTAAACATATTGAGCTAAAAAATGATCCTGTGACTAAAGAGCTATTGGGATACAATAAAATGACTCAGTCTACCTTTAAAATACCTACAAAAAATGAATTAGCCGCTGACCAAATAAATTATATAAAAGACACTAGAAAAAGATTAGAAAAGACTGATAAGACTCTTCAATTCTATAACTCAGCTAAGAAGGGTTTACTAATGGCTGAATCTGGAAGCATTCTAGAAAGAAAAGCAGCTTTAAAAGAATTAGCCACTTCTATAGAGAAAGGTAAATTATCAGACTTTGACGTAACCTATTTAATATCTCCTTTTGGCGGTATGGATGCCGCATTAGATTGGGCTAAAAGAGTTGGGGCTGGTAAAGTGGATAGGCTGGATAAAGAACTAAAGCAAGCTTTAATTAGATCAATGAATGAAGAGAAAGCTAGAATTAGAGGAGAATATGAAAGAGAATATAATCTAGGAGATATAGCTAGATTGAATAAAGATCAAATGAAACAATATGTTGGTGAGCCTGTTGGCATAAAAGATTTCGCCATAGTTGAACTAAATGGTAAAAGGTTCCCTGTACATACAGATGATTTAGGTAGAGTATTAAAGTTGAAAGAAAATAAAAAAGCTAAGGTTGTGGGATATGAGTAAATCACTTATGGAAGCGGCTGAAAAAGCCAAGAAAATGGGATATAAAGGAAAAGCTGATGTTTCAGCTGGGCCTGATAAACCTGATATAGAAACAGATCCTTCTTTAGTTCAAGAGGGTGCTGAGACTCTATTTGATGTCCTTACAGTAATGCCTCAATCTGCTAGTTTAGAATGGGCTGATGAAGCTGTATCCAAAATAAATCCTAAGCTTGGAGAGCAATATAGGGCAGCTGTTAATGCTGCTAGAGAAAGAAGCCCTAATGCTACTACACTAGCAGAGATGTTTACTCCTGATGTATTATCAGTTGTATCTCCAATTTTAAAAGCATCAAAGATACCAAAGCTATTAGGGAAGTTACCTACAGACACTATCCCTGTGTCTATGCTTAAAAGTGGTGTAAAGTCTGGATCTGAGGGAGCCGCTACTTCAGCTATAATGCAAGCTGGGGATAAAGGTGAAGTAAGTGGTGCCGATGTTATGGGTTCTGGATTTTTATCTGGTGTGGGTGGAGCCGCTACAGGTGTAGTTAAAAACTACAGTGCTATGAGATCGAAAACAACTGGTACTGATGATATAATAGACGCTTTTGATACTAAAGCTCCCAAAGGTGGTCAGATAGATTACATGATGAATATGATGAAAAACATGGAATCTGATCATAACTTATTCCAAGGTGGAAAAGTTGAATTAGATCCAGTTTCATTAAAATTTAAACCAGTAAATCCAGCTTATGGGGCTATGGGTAAGGTAGTGCCTCCAAGTAATAAAGAGCTTTTTTCTAGAGTAGAAAAGATGAAAAAGGGAGTCCATAACCAAGTTCAAGGAATGCTTGAGAACCAATCTAAATTCTCCTTTAGTGGATTAGAAGGGACTCCTTTCATGGAACAAATGAAAAGGCAGGGAGTTAATTTCGATGCCTCTTATCCAGAGTCTAAAGGAATCTTCTACGCTGGAGACTTTGCTAATGATATTGAGGATATTGTAAATTCTGTTCCTCTAAAAAGTGAAAAGCAGGGAGAAAATATACGTAAGGCTCTTCAATTCCAAATGTCTAGGGTATTTGGAGATACTATGGATAGTGAAGCTAATTTCCTAGAAATGGATCAACTCAAAAAGAATCTATACGAACTTATTAATTACGCTAAAAGAAATAATAAAACAGCTCAAGAAGCCGCTTATACTCAATTTGCTAAAGTGGTTAAAGATAAAATAGAAGCTAACCTAGAGGGTGCCCCTAAAATGCAACAGTTAAATAGATTATATGGAGACCTATCCATAATGTCTGATGCCATCAATGAAAAGATGAAGAAAGGGGATTCCACTAGAATATCTAAAGGTGCAATGGCTAATAATGCTATATATAAAGCTGGAGCTATAATGGAGTCATTAAGAGATGTATTATTGGGTCCAGTATCTCAAGTGTCATCAGCTGTACAAAACACTCCAGCTTTATCGGAAATGGGAAGTGCGTTTATTAGAAAAGCTATACCTGTTTCTAGTAGATCAGAGGAAATACAAGTTCCAATGAGACCAGATAGATCACCAGATGCTGTAAGTGCTATGCAACCACTTCCTCTTAAACTTCAGAATATGAGATTACCGAGGACAGTAGAAGGTGTCTTAAGTAACCCTAAGGTAGTCCTTGCTAAATTGGCTCAGGAGAATCCAGAGCTATTTGACCAAGTGAATTTTGTACTTCAGAATAGACCAGAAGATATGAGAGAAATTCTACCTTTAATCATAGAAATGAACCCTTCTTTATTTGAGAAGGATAGATACAATAGAATTGACAACATAGTACCAGCGGACAAAGTTCCTATGGTAATGGAAGAAATACGAAAGAATGATAGCTTGTCACCTACACAAAAAGTTAATAAACTAGACTTGTTGAACAGAACTGGAGAGTATTATGACAATTGAATTATTTCAAGGTAGAGCAGAAGCTCTTTACAATAGACTTGAAGAAATAAAAACAGGTGGAGCAACTTCCATCCAAGTTATTCCCACTAAAGAAGGTGGGTCATATATAATTATATTTAGCTAGGAGATGACAAATGGACATTAAAGAAACTAAAGAATTTATCGGAGCATTAGGTATTTTGGGCGTAGCGGCAAAAAGAATCGCTAAAGACGGAATAAATGCTTCAGACATTGCAGAGATCGTATCTCTTGCTCAGAAGTTTAAAGAACTTTCAGAAGGTTTTAAAGGCTTAGACATCATGCTAGAAGAGCTTAAAAGCTTAGATCAAGCAGAAGTCTTAGCTATCATTGGCGAGCTATACGCTCAAGCTGATGCTATTAACAAAGCTTAATCCCTAACTGTAGGGTTGGACTCCTACGGTTTAATCATGCCCTAGAGTTTATGCGCTTTCTCTAGGGCTTTTTTATTAGGATTTTTATGAGTATTACAGCAATAGCCTCTGGTATATTCGCAATAGCCAAAGCCTTTCCGAAGATAATGGAGCTTTACAACAAAGTGGAATCCCTTATAATGGAATGGAGACTTTCTCAAATAACAGACGATTATCAAATGAAGAGAGATAAGATCAGAGCAATAACTGCGTCTATCTCCAGAGCGACAACAAACGAGGAAAGACGTGCTTTATCAAAGATTCTTCACGATTATACTTCTGGCAAATTTCACGATTAGTTGTCAGACAGATACCTTCAATAGACCTATAGAGCCAAGTTGTCTATCCAATGGGGATGGCTCAGCAGAATGTACATATAAAGATAGATCCTATACTGAACCTAATACATTAAATTATGTATGTACTCCACCTGAGAGTTATGGACGGTATCAGGTATATGTATTGGAGTTAGAAGAAAGACTTCGTAAATGCGAGCTTAGCAACTAACTCCAACAAAAACTGGAGGAAACAATGGGAATTAAGACCGCACTCATAATTCCTGATTGCCACATCCCTTATGAAGATAAGAGAGCATATCAGCTTATGCTTGATGTAGCAATGGATTTAAGCCCAGATGAAATAGTTATCTTGGGTGATTACGCAGACTTCTATGCTGTCAACTCACATGGGAAGTCACCTACTCTAACCTTATCTCTTCAAGAAGAAGTCACAGCTGTTGTCGAAAGATTGATTGAGCTAAATAAGTTATTCCCTAAATCTAAGAAAGTTTTTATTCAGGGTAATCACGAGTACAGGCTAGAAAGATACATAGCTAAAAACTGTCCAGACTTATATGGAGTCACAGATACCAAGAGCATACTAGAGCTTAATATTCTTGGTTATAATTATGTGCCGTATGGCCCAACTCAGAAATACCACGTATTAGGCTCCAAGCTAATTGCTCGGCACGAGCCTCTGGCTGGAGGAAAACACGTTGCCCAAAATACTGTGGAAAAGGCAATGGCCAGCGTGATTTTTGGACATACTCACCGTATACAAGAAGCTCAGATAGTAACCATGGGAGGCGATAATTATCGAGGCATCTCTTCAGGTTGGCTTGGTGATTCAAAACATGAAGTAATGCAATACGTGAGGTCTCACCATCAGTGGGCTTTAGGATTTTCAATAGTTCGAGTTCTAAATTCTGGGACATGGTTTAATCAACTTGTTCATATTATAGATTATAAATGTATGGTGGACGGTTTCATATATGAAGGATAACATATTACAATTTCCTAAACTAGAGATAATCGATAGAAATGAGCCTCACGAAATACTTAATTATTATTATAAAATATTAGAAGAAGCCCTTCTACACTACGATATTGAGGATCATAGGGTAGAACAGGCTTTGGTAAACTTACAACAATCTATTTCATGGTGGGAGTTTTACTGCTCGGAAGAGTAAGAATCTCACTTGGGCTTGCTTCAAAAGTTCCTTCCGTCCTTTTAGCTACATGATACAGATCTATTAATCTCGCCAATTTAACAGCAAGCCCATCTATTGCCTTGCTGACATATTTGTCATCAGAGAATAGATCGAACTTCCTACAGGTATTAACTACGTGCCACATCCCTACAAAATAGTTTACTGGTAAGGTTGCCGTATATTGTCTCTTGGGAGACTCTAATCTAGATACCTTCTCCATTAGCTCAAATACTCCATCAACTTCCTCATGGGGAACAACTCTGTTCTCTAGAACCTTATTACAGCATTCTAGGATAGCACTTAATTCAGCTGTATCTGTATCCCATTGGATTTGATCTTTAAATACTGGTCTACCGATATCGTCAGTAGTCACATCCCCAGATTCTGTAAGAGCGTACTTATTCGTATCTATTGTTACAGATATATTCTCTTCTGAAGGCTTCACTATCGATAGGCTCGTCGTCTTGTCCGTACTCATATTTCCAATCCTCTATTGCCTTAAGGCATTCATTGAACACTTCTAATCTATTATTCATACTATCGATATCTGCTTTTATAGAGATAAGAGTAGTATCTAAATAGGATTTGAGCATTTCTCCGTTTTTAATTCTTTTAGCTGTTTCTTCAAATTGTCGTATCTTTATATTGAAGTTATCTATGGAAGTCTTGGCTTTTAAGATATCCTCATTTATAAGTCCGCGAATAATCCCAACCAGATCAGTATGTTCAGGAACAAATCCAAACTTATTAATAGCCCCATCAATATACCCAAAAAGGCTATTACGGACTTTAGACTGAAGAGTTTGAATAGATTTGTAATCTCCCCCTTCATCGTAAGCCTTACGTCTTTCATCGTCTGATAATACTTCGTACGCCTCTTGATACGTTTTAAACTCCTCTTCGTTCCCACCTTTATCGGGGTGGTGTTTCTTGGAGAGGTTGTAGAAGGCTTTTTTGATTTCTTGTTTTGTTGCATTTTTATTCACACCCAATTTTTCGTAGAAATCCATTTAAGTCTCCCTCAACTATGCTTTTAACAGACTTGCCTAACCAGTATTGGAAAGTGTTATCCTTCCCATCTGGACTATTATCCCCATGGTTAAATCTTAACTCTGAGCCTACATTTTTACTAATGAAGTACTCAAAGCAATGTCCCCATTCATGGGCAATAGATCCGCATAAACTAGCTATGCTTCTGTTAACCTTGTATTTATTAAGACCGATATACTTGTAATTACCAGAGTACGTTGTTGCGTACGCTGAGGTAAATACGTTAAATGGTCTATAAATAGAAATAGATGGTGAAAATGAATGTCTATAAGTGTACGCTAGATTGCTGAGACCCTCTTTAGATACAGTGGTATAGGCTTTATCAAATTCCTCTTCCCTCTGAGATATCAAGGCTGGTATCATATCTAGCACCACATTGAATATTAAAGTAGCTTTTTGTACATCACTCAAATTACTTTTTATCATAAAACCAATCCTCTAGTGCAACTTTCTTGTTTGTAAAAATATAAATCCTATGAGCATTAGCCAATGAAGGCAGTATCACACCACTCGCATACCTACTAAGTTGCGAGTAGTGGATACCTATCTTCTTGGATAAGTCCCTTAAATTTACACCAGTCCCATCAATGTATTCTTTAAAGGTCATCCGTATCTCCTTATGTGAAAGAGAACCCAGCTTCCTCAGATGCGGTCTCTTGAGCACTCTCTTCTACCGCGAATCCGTTTACTTCTGCATTCCCAAAAATATCTCTAGCGGATGGTTTAGAGAATATTTGCTCTCCATCCTTAAGTTTTTCAACTCCTAGAAGGTTTAATCCTACACCTACGTTACCATTGGCATCGTAAGCCCATGCTGATACTGCAAATCTACAGTAGTCGCCATTACCAATATCACTTCTAAATAACTCATTACCCGCTCTGTTTTGAACAGGTACTTCAAATTTAGTAGCTGCATTCAACGTGTAAACACCTTCCATAAATGGGTATTGAGATAACATTTCATCTCTGTTTTCCATCTTGATAGGCATTTTTAAGTTCTTAGGTACTTTATTACCCCATTTTTCAGTAGCTGCAAGTCCACAAATCTCCTTAAGTTTCTTAAGGTCTGCGTCTTTCTCAATTAATAGAGCGGCTCTGAATCTACCTTTCTCATCAGCTTCAAATAGATTCTTATCGAATACTAATCTTCCTACTGGTGTTACTACTACTGGTGCTTGGTTTTTGTTGTCTGACATTTTTTCTCCTTTGTTAAAATGTTAAATTGTCAAAATTTTCATCGTCAGATACAGGCTCCTCTAAGAATGCCTGTGATGCAGTTTTTATCTTTACTTCTGGTCTTTTATCACTTTCGGGGGCAATAGTAGTTCCAGCGTCTGGAATGCAAATAAGGTCTTTTACAAGTTCCTTACCTACTAATTTCTCCATTGCTGGAATCCCTAATAGTTTAGGTCTCTGATAGATAGTATCTCCAAATTTCTCAAGGAGAACCTTCTCAGCGTGTTCTTCGCTGATATACTTTCTATTAGATCTCTTAGCTACTAATTTGTAGTTTAATACTTTACCACCATTTACTAAAACAGTATATGCATAACGCTCAACAGAGTCAAGCCAATCTCTAATCATTGTTGCGTGATTTAGTATTGTGCTTAGCTCCAAACTATCCATTTTCTCTGCTGGAGGCAATGAAGCTGGACTAGTAACCACAGGCTCACTAAAAGCCATTTTAACAAGGCCTTGAACTTCTTCTTTAACCTTAGGGCATACTGCTTTAGCTTTACAAAATTTACAGTGATCACCTGTAACCATTTTAGGATTCTCTTCCTTGGTTTTTTTGATAGCGTAAAGTAAATCTTCCTTAAACTTCTCAATTCTCTCTGGTTTGCACACCCAAGATTTAATAGGATTATCTACTCTTGGCTGAACTATCGTAAGTTTAACCTTAGTGTACTCCCCACCTTGCATAGCTCCTAGAGCGTAGTACATCAATTGTTCATTATTCTCTGGAAATACCTGAACTCCTTTACCGTACTTAAGATCAATAATCTCTAATGTTCCCATGAACTCTGAAATACAGGCATCGTTAGTCCCATATAGCCCCTCATGTATTTTAGATAGGTCAAATCTCTCTTCTATCAAAACGTCTTTAAGTTCCCCACGACCAGCTTTTCTAACGTAATCAACGTAAATCTGAACGTAGTTAGCCATTTCTTCATCTACTTCGTGACCACAAAATTCTTCACCGATAAAGTCAATACAATCCTTATCAGATAGAAGAGCTTTCTCAGCTAATTCATGGGCACAAGTACCTTCAGCTGCATAAGGTGAAGATTGATCTGGAATACCCTCAGACAACTTGATAGACGCTGGACAAGCCATCCATCTGTGTGATGAAGAGGCACTCCATACTGAGTGCGCTCTTTCTGAGTGGTTAATATTATCCATTGGCAACCTCTTCACATCTAGCAACTAATGTCCCATACAGGTTTTCTGGAAGTTCTGCTAGAGTAGCTACTCCACCTACTTCTGTGATTAATGAAAGAGCTTTCTCTTTAGAATTAAATTTCTTAGCTACTAAGATTAAAGAAGCATTTACTTCGTCCTTAGTGTAAGTCTTAACTACTTCAGCTGTCTTGGCTTTCTTGTTAGCTGGCTTAACAGTTTTCTTCTCTTTCTTAGGAGCTAAGTTCTCTTGAACTTCATCCACTTTCTTCTGAATTTCTTCTGTTTGAGCCGCTAATGTCTCTCCTAAAGCGTTAGCAATAAATGCGTCAGCTTTTGATCTTGCGATGTTGGCATCGTCCTCTTCTGTAAGAGATAACTTTACCATTACTTCCTTGTGTTCATAGTTTCCTAAATTTTTTCTTCTCATAATACTTAACTCTGAAATAAACATACGCTTTTCTCCTTATACGATTTTGGATATTACATCCATCTTTGCTTTCAATGTCTTGATGATTGTTCTGTCAACATAACTACCAGCCATATAATGAATATGGCAAGAAAAATTTTGACCAATTCTATGTATTCTTTTTAATGCCTGAGCATTATCTGCTGGCACCCAACTTAAGTCGTTGAATATTAAGTTGTTTGAAGCTGTCAAGGTAATACCTACTGAAGCAGACCCAATAGTGGCAACTAAAAAAGGTATTTCTCCAGCTTGAAATCTTTTCACAATTTCATGTCGCTTTTCCATTGACACGCTTCCATTTATAATTTCACTTCCCTTCAATTCACTAGCTATTGCATCCACTGGTTCTCTGTGATCCGAGAATATGACGACTGGTTTTCCAGACTCTCTATAAAGATTAAGTGCATATTCTGCAGTAAATTTTGCTTTTGAAAGTGCCGATTTAGCCTTGACGGTAGAAATGTGTCCATCAACCTTTCCACGAAAGTTCTCGAACGCTTCCTTAAGATCAGTATCCTTTCGTCCGTAGTCAACGAGTACGACCTTGTCTCGTAGCTCTGGGAGATCCATAACCTCAGCTGTCGTTCGTCTGATATATTTTCCTGTGAAATAACTTCGTAATTCTGTTTCATTTCGAAGACCTTCAAATTTTCTGATTTGGACTTGTCTGTTCTTAACTTTAATTCTATAGCTTCTTTCGTTGGAGAAGTGTCTAGCAAAATTGTAAGCAGATACGAATCGGTCGGTGATTGATTTTCCATTAGTTTTTTCCTTTGTATAAGACATTAGTTTCAATAGGGAATAAAATTCCTCTACGTTATTCTTAACTGGTGTTCCTGTTAGTAAGTACAATCTTTCTGGTTTAAATTTCTCCACAAATATATGGAATACTTGTGTTCTATTAGACTTCATTGATTTCAGATAATGGGCTTCATCAGCGATAACCAATGAAGCCTTTTCGAATAGGCATTTGCAGGAAGCCAATCTCTCATAATTAACAATGGCAACATTCGCTGTCATTGCTAGTTGGATATCGCTATCCTTATTGACTATTACTACTTTAGCACCTTCTGTAAATTCCTCAATATCTGATTTCCAATTATATTTTAAAAATGCTGGAGTAACTACTACGGTAAATCCACCAAACTTGCAAGCTAGTGAAATTCCAATCAAAGTTTTACCAAGACCCTGCTCAAATCCATTAATTGAGTAATGGTGTTCACTATGGAAATTAACCGCCATTTCTTGATGTGGGAATAATTTTACCTCTTGACGTAGCTTCATTAAAACTCCATATCATCAAACATTGAACTTTCTAATTCTTCTGATTCTATACTGTATTTCTCTTTCACTTGCTTTAACGCTTCTTCTGTTTTCATTAAAGCTTCAATAATGTACCTACGTTGATTAACTACATCCAAAGTGTTAACCATCTCCCTAACTTCCTCGGACAGTAGGAACAGTTCTTCCGCAAATTTAACCTGATCATCTAATTCTCTTACCCTACTCATTAGAATACCAATTCCCCTAAATCTTCTTTCTCGAAGTATTTACTAAATTTTTTATAGTCGTCTATTGAACGCTCATCGATATATACGCCCTGATATTTTGCATTAAGTCCATAAACCTTGCCATCAGCTCCAGTGTAATTAATAGTACTGTCATCCACCATATTGCTAAATTGATTACCCCAAATATCAGCGTCAAGTCGGACAGTAGCTTTACAATACGTCTTTTTGTCGAAGTAGAACCTGAAAGCTTTATCCATACATTCTGCAAGTATTCGTACAGATTCATGGCAATTACCGCTATCAAACTCAATATAAATAGCGTCATGAAGAGTGTAAATAACATCTAATCCTCCCTCTTGAGCAAGCTCTACAGCTTTCCTCATAATACAGCTACCGAACCCTTGGATGGGTACGTTGCCTACTGATCTAAAATTATCGTTATCCCCCCACATATACCATCCGTCAGGGAGCTTAATATATCTGTAATTTCTATAGTCTCTAAGAAGCTTAACTTTCCATGCCCAGAATTTTTTATACGCTTTCTTATGCTTCTCAATCCACTTCAATGCCTCTTCGGGTGTTACCCTTCTGCCGAATTTTTCAGATAGGTCAATAGCAAGTCCATACTCCGACATATCATATGAAAGTCCGAGCACAACGGCCTTACACTCATCTCTTTCCTTTTTATGAGTCGCTCTAGTTCCATCTTTAGGTATGTATCCAATAGACTTTCCGAAAGCGAGATAAACGTCGCCTGATTCGTATGCTTTAAGCATTTCTTCATCGCCAGAAAGAAGTGCTGCAAGTAAGAACTCTTGGGAAGCAAAATCGATACCACATATAGCCCTACCGCTGGGTGCTTGGATAAGACTTCGCATCCAAGCTGCTTTAAGGGGGATAAATCCAGAAGCAGAGGGTTGACTCCTAGCCGATTGTGCACCGTAAATTCCCATGTAAGGTCTGACCCTTCCATCTCTACCCACATTATTCCAGAATGATTTTCCTTTGTCTGATTGTACGAATCCATTTAACCCCTGCTTTAGTTTTAAGTATCTTTGCATTTGTGCTATAAAATTACCCTCTGGGTAACTATGTCTATATGATATCGGCTTTTGGAATGCCTTTAATGATAGGGATAGGTCTTTAATTTTTTTCTTTCCACCATCAGTTAAAGTCCATCCTTTAAATCCAGAATCTTTAATCCATTTTCTTAACTCGTCTCTTGTTAACTTCTGATCCCAAGATAAGTCAAAAGGTTTCTTCTTTGACTTAGCTCTAAATATAGGAAGTTTTAAATTTCTATTTATATCTACTTGGCATTCCCATATTATATTACCTACTTGAGAGCTAAAGTTTTTAGTCTTTTCGTAGTCAATAGGGTAACCAAGTCGCTCCATTATTGCTGTTCTTACCGAGTACTTAGACCTATTATACATTTCTGGGATAAGAGTTTTTATATCAAACTTTCTCCCTAGAAGCCTCTTATACTCAAGTACCATGCGATCAAACATAGGCTCTAGGTGTTCAGTATCAGAAGCACAATAGGTTAATATATCGTCTTTCCTGTCCACCATAGCTTGGATTTTATCCTCATCCCCACTATTACAAGCTATAATAAGATCTCTTATCTCTTTTTTAAATTCACTATCAATTACAATACCTAAAGTCTTATAGACAGCTGCCCCATAACCATATTCTTGTTTCTGAGATTCAGCTTTCTTCTCGTCCTCTTCTGTAGTCCTCTGCCATTTAGGTAAAGGTCTCTTTGTAAAAGTCTTTCTCCCCTTGATTAACTGCTTACCATAAGCATAGTTATCATTATGGTTAGAAAGACAGCGATACTCCAAATAGTTATCTATCCACTTGATAGATAATGGACTACCGCCGAGTGATATAACTGAGGAGGCTTCTGCCACCACGTTATAGGCTAAGAAAATATACCCTTCCTTGGAGAGCATATTTATATATGATAGGCATTCTTCCTGTGCCTCTGGATTTCCATGAGTCCAAATTTTCTTAACTACATTATCATGTCTAATTACCGAACATACAATATTTAATTTGGCTTCTGCCGTATCGTAATATTCAAAGTCTATTGAGGCTAGTTTCATAATAACCCTTGTATTTTATCTTTTTATTGAATAGCTAAAATAGTTGTAAATACCAAGCCACAAGTTGCGTACCCAATAAAAAATGCAACCCAAAACTCATACTTCATTTGCTCCCCTTATCTATTCGTTTATTTTGTATTTTGCTAAATATTCTCTAGCTTTAAGACCATATTCAAGATTGCAGTCAACACTGTGATGCTTTGAAACTATTAAAGCACGTTCACACTTTTCATCGCAAATTCGCTCGTAATCATCGCTAAATTCTGGAACGGTATCTTCACTATAGAACTCAATAACACTTTCAGCCTCTTTTAATCTAATATTTTGCTCATAAAACATTTCTTTATATTTTTCATTGTATGCAAATTTTTCACAAGCATCTTTCAACTGCTCTTTCAGCTTTGCGTTTTCTTGTTCGAGTTGTTGAATATCGTTTTTTAGTTTTTTATATGTCTCAGGGGAAGATTCTTTTAAACCCATTGATTCTTTTGACATTAATTCATAAAAAGCGTCTTCAATTATTTTTCTATCATGTTTTGAAGTAATAGGTGTTGATGTATAAATAGCATCACTCTTAATTTTATAAGTTTTCATTATCTTTGTTTTGAATCTTGTTATAAGCCTATTAAACTCTATTCCATTAATATACTTAGTTCTTTCTATGATTTTTTCATTAACATCGAACTGCGCACTATTGTGAAATTCTTCCATAGCCTCTGCATGAAATCTTTCTATTGGTGATGTTATGTAATTTTCCCATTCACTCACTTGATTGCTCCTTTATTAACCACAAACTTATATTTTCAACTAAATACAATGCCTCGTTCCTTGTAAAATTAAACGTAAATCTATTGTTTGAAATAAAACACTCAAAAGCAATCTCATTATTACTATGAGCAACTATTCTAAAACCCTCTTGCACGTTTAATTTAACCGACTTTCCAATACTATCCATATTATTAATGCAATATTTCTGTTTTCTTACTCTCATAATTACACCTACTCCTCATCAATCTCATACTCAAATCTAACGTGTTCACAAGCTATCAAATTATCATTTGCATATTTATCAACATTTTCTTTTGTTAAACCTATGCACATATCGCCATCTTTATAAATATTAATCCACCGCTCAACCACAAGTTTCTTTTTTGGTTTTTTGATTTTCCAGTGTTTTAAATTTTTAATACAACCTAAGTGCTCAAAATTGTTATCTAACTCTTTGTAAAAAAAAGCCTCGTCATCCATTGCTAGAATTTGAATAGTTTTGTAACCCTTTCGCTCCAACACATCACCAACTTTATAAGTAATTCCATCAATTGTTATTTCTGTTTTCATTGTTTATCCTTTTTAATAGCTTCGATTGACGATAAATATTTTTCTATTTCTTTGTTTAATACTCTTAGTTTGTCATCACTTAAACAAAGAAGCTTTAATTGCTTTCTTCCTTTCTCTACTTTTTCAATATCAAATTCATATATACACCCAAACACAAATTTATCCCTGTACTTACTTGTAAAAATTTTATCTTTTCCATCAAAAAAATCTATATTGAATTTCATATCTCAACCCCCTTTTGTATTATTCATAAAATGTTTGTAGCACATATTAATAAAATCACCATACATACCTATTTGCTCGTTAGTATAACCTTCTTTAAATCCAATTTGCTCAAATGTTTCTTTCCATTCTGTTATTGGCCAAGATCGGCATAGCTAAGATTGGCATAGCTAAGATTGGCAGAGCCAAGATCGGCATATCGAAGATCGGCAGAGCGAAGATCGGCAAAGCTAAGATCGGCATAGCGAAGATCGGCAGAGCGAAGATCGGCAAAGCTAAGATCGGCATAGCGAAGATCGGCAAAGCTAAGATCGGCATAGCGAAGTGGTCTCTTTTCCTTTATTGCTTGCATAACAGCCTGTTTAATATTATCAGCTTCACACTCGTATATTACTGAACCATCATATCTGTTTTTAATTTGTATTTTCATATTTCAATCCCTTTTTGTTTACAGTATTCTGTTATAACCATCATTCTGAATAGATTAGCTTCTATTCTTGTTTCATCGAAAAAATGCACATATTTAATTGAATGGATACTGTGTTTAAGTATCTTCTTTTTTACTAAAAATTCTCCATAATCAAGTGGCATGCGTGAGCAAGTTGAAATTGAACTACCATCTGTGCAACAATATTCAAGTTTATTAATACAACTTAATGCCATTTTCTTAATCTTTGATTTTTTCAT